GTCAGGTGCTAGACCATTGACTGCAATTCTGGTGTCGCTGGAGGTACTTTAAATACTCACCAGGATTATCAGGTTCCTCCTTTTTTACTGTAGACTAGGCACAAAGTTTTTCAGATGAATCTTCAGGTTCTCACTTGTTAGCTCCCCATCATTCCATATTTTAGGTGCTAATTGTTTTATAACCTGTTTCGTGACTAACTCATATTGGGGATGGAGATATATATCTAGTCCATAAATCTCCATATCGTAAGTCTCACTGATAAACAGATGAACTCCGTGAAACTCTTCAAGCCGTTCCTCCTTTTCTATTCCCATAAGGTTCCTCCTTTTTAATCCTCTCGGTGTGTTCTCTCTACTGTTACAACTGCCACCTTGCCCTGTCTGACCTGCACCTTCACCGAGCCATAATCTATATATTCTGACCAGTCAATAGTCTTTACCCTATTGACCAGTTCCTGTTCCTTTTTATCATTATCAGACATAATACTACTTACCTGCTCAACCTGCAAGGAGCTAGGGCACAAGCACAGTTCTTGACAACTATGTTATTGGCGATGTATAATTGTTCTATAGATTGGAGGTTATAAACATGTCCACTATAATAGAATCTCTTAACACCAATGAGCTCATCCACCGTTATAAGTCTGGTGAATCCACCAATAAACTGATTAGCGAGTTCGGTATAGGCAAAACAACCCTCTATCGTATTTTGGAAAGGAATGGTGTCTCCCGCGAGAATAGACTTTACCGTATAATCCCCGATGCTGATATTGTCAATCGGTATTTGTCTGGAGAATCCGAGCTGTCCCTTAGTAAACGGTATAGTATTGACCGCAACGGCATTAGGAATAGGCTCCTGAAAGCTGGTGTTCAACCTAGGAATGCAAGCCAAGCTAACCTTCTTGTGATGAGCAAATTGTCTCCTATGGAGAAGCAAGCTCGTTCCTCCGCTGCCCATGAAGCTGTCAGGGGTAGAAAGGTTCCTATTGCTGAACTCGAACAAAGAGCTAAAACAAGAGAAGGGAAATGCCTTGGAACCTCCAAAACTGAGTTCCTTTTCGCTGATATGCTCCGGAATAGGGGAATTATTAACACCACCCATCAAAAAGCGATTGGAATTTATAATATTGACATTGCCATAGAAGAACCTCGCATCGCCGTGGAAATCTATGGGGGAAACTTCCATACTACCCTTAGACACGCTAGACGAGAGAGTAAGAGATCCCCATATCTCCTCAATAGCGGCTGGAATATAGTCATAATCTGGGTTAATGGCAGAAATCACCCTCTTACTATCGGGGCAGCTAATTATATAATCTCCTTCATTAAGTTTATCCGCACTAATAAATCCAAACGGTGTGAGTATAGGATGATTGGGGGTGACGGTGAGCTTATTACCACTCCGAGTCTTCATCTCAATGGCTTGTCCGCTATAGTAAGCTCTAGTCATAGCTATTAAGCCTAAAGGTAAGGCTTCATTCTCCGGCAATAGGCAGTTGGGGTGGAATGCAGGCTCTGTGTGTCCACTGGGGAATGCCTGGTTTAAGGGGACGCAGCCGGCACCAGCATTTTCTCCGCATATATCACAATCATAATCACTACCCCTCACCACCTCTCTGCCTTCTATCCCCATATCCTTAGCCCTGTCCATGAAGGCTTTGCTGAGGGCATTATTTGTTTCTGTTCTAGCTATCATCCTTGACCGGTATCTGGACATATCACTGAAGGACTTTCTTATATCACGGGCGAGTCCGGGTATTCCTCTTTTATTCTTGATGCCGTCACTGATAATCTTTGCAAGCTGGCGTTTAGACTCCTCATTCATTCCCTTGACTAACTCAGCACAGTGCTTTTCAGCCCACTCAATAGCCTGCTGGATAGGGGGACCTTCATAGGGCAATCCAGCCCAACTTATCATCTCTGCTGAACCCGATATATAGATTGTTGCTACATGACCGTTTACGCCATGAGTCAGGCTATCGGTCAATGCAGCCAGCAGAGGGTCAAGCATATCCTCAGTGTCAGAACCCAGACTCTCTTTGACGTGCTTGTTGTATAGCGACTCAAGCCTGCTATAGCTGAAAGCCTGCTCCAGTGATTTGAAGTATTTAGCCAGCTCTCGTTCTAGCTGATTTGCGAGCTTTAGATTTTTTATGCTGTTTGGGTTTGCCGGTAGTCTCGCTTCCACTATCTCCAGCAGGCTGTCCAACTCCGTCATCAGTTGTGTTGTCATCTATATTATCCTCACTGGGAATCCCCAGCTTTTCTCTCATCTTCCTGCCGGCCTCGCAGTCACAGAGCACATTGACCAGTCCATGCTCGTGCTCTATGTATCCCCTATCTCCACACTTTTCACATGTCATTTATCTGACTCCTTTTCATCACATTCGTAGCCACGACAACCAGGTGACTTACACTTCCACACTGTGTCCCCAGTTTCTATATCTTTCCTTACCCTTACCATCGGTTGTCCGCATTTTGGGCAATTCATTTGTTATTCCTTTCTTTCCAGTTTGTACCTATGGCGTGTCCGCATATAGAACAGACATTAGATGGCATAACGCCAAAGTCAGGATGATTGACTCTTCCTGGTATTACTGGTACATATTGCTTGCAGAGATAGCACCATGCTTTAACCCTGGTATCTGCCGGCATTATACTCCATGTCGCCTAATAAAAGTGGGATGTGCAGGGCAACCCCTCTCATACCATTCACACATATCCCCTTTACATCCATACCTTTCATTAAACAACTTTATCCTTTCCTCTAAAACACTCTCATCTGCACAGGTGCTTTCTTCAAAGAAACTATTAGCGACAGGTTCAGCCCCCGCTAAAAGTATTGGGCATGCCCTTACCTTTTTGGTTCTCAGTTTATAGTATTTCCCATCCTCCCCACGTATCATCCAATCCCCCTTCTTGATTTCCTCTCCAGTAATCCCTATTACTTTATTCGTCATCCCTGCGTCTCCTTTTTCAAGCTCTCCTTTAATTGCCTTATTGCCTTAGTTAATTGGGCTATTGCGTGTTCCTGCGTCTCCCCTGGTTCCTTCGCCAGTTCCTCAAGCACGTCAGTAGGGTCATTGACTCCCAGTGCCATGAGTGCTATCTGCTGAACATCGGCGGCTGACCCCAACTCAGGCATTACTGTGAGTATCTGGACAAGAGCCTGTGCTATCTGGACTACATCTGACGGTGCTATCTTAGGGAAGTCCCTGTCAATGTGAATATCAGCATTAGCACCATTATGCTCCAGGATAAGCTCGTCTATATCCTGATAGGCACTATTCCAGACCTGCTGATAGGACTGAAACATCTTCATCATGGGGAGTTCTACCGTCTTTGCTGTTGCCAGATTGCCGATTGATATATCCCCGAAGTATTGCTCAGGTATACCCACAGCTGCCGCTATCTGTAGTTTGAGCATACGCCCGTCCTGGTAGGCAGCAGAAGCACCGGTCTCCGTCTTAATCGGTGTGGTGTCTATGCCCTCATTCTCAATTTCAGTGGAACCAGCGGGTATGTCCTTATCGTGGGTCTTAGCCTTAATAGCATCTACTGCCGCCTGACCACCTTTTACCTTCTGCTTCCACGCAAACTTAGCCAGTGCCAGCATAATGGCTATACGGCTGGCAAGGAACCTAGTGTGGTACTTCATCCACAATAGAGCAGGGAGTAGCAGGGGGTTCCCATCATTGTACTCTAAGCGGTAAATCAGGGCTTTCTCACTGTCCTTTATTGTAGCACCCTTAAAATCTTTGGCAGCCTGACCCTTGATATTGCCTGTACTGCGGTAATAGTCAGTATGTGGGGTAGCCTGCTGGTCCGACCATTCCCGCTTGTAGAACTTCACGTCCTCTTTGTCGTCAGGGTCGGTGATTATCTCGGTTATCTCCAGTGGGTCAATACGCCTGATTGTACATGGTTGACCGAGGAAGATAGCGAAATATACCACTCCGTCTATCAACAGCTTATTGGATGACTTCCTCTGACCTATCGCTCCGAGTATATTCCGATTGGCCTTAGCATTCCAGAACTCCTCTAGAATCCCCTTAGCCTTCTTGCCCTCTGCATTTCTATCATCAACACTCCAGGTCATGCCGGTGCCGAATGTATAATCAGTCCATAGCCTGATAGCCTGTTTCCCTAATGGGTCTTTGGCAGCATACAGGCGGGATAGCTTAACATTGTTAATCTTGTCTGCTGCTGAGATAATATCGCTGGTTGTGCCACTGAGGTTAATCCAGCCCGTATCCTCAAGGGCAAGGTCATC